TCTTCTTTACAAGTGCCACAGCTTGATCATCAAGTGTGTTGTCTGTGGATTTTGCCAAGCCTTCTAGCAAATCAACAACAAGTTGTTTAACTGCTTTGGACTTCAAAAAGGCGAAAAGGATAGGCTTAATTAGTACGATCATTTTTTAGTAGTTTTCTTAGTGGATTTTTTAGCTTTAGCTTTTTCGGCTAGAAGTTCTCTAGCACTTTTACTTCCGTAGGTCATATTTAAAAAGGTTTATACCAAGGTTTCGTTTCCTTGGGTGGAGTGTTTTGTTTAATATAAGAAGCGATAGATACAATGTCAGAACACATAGTATAGAAAGGGGATTTAGGATGAATCATAAAACCTTTCTGCTGTAACTCAGCACATTTAAGTGCTCGTACTAACTCATAATCTAATCGCATCTTTTCTTCTTGTCTTGCTGCTATGCGTCTACACTGTTTTAACCCACTCTTATCTAAAGGTACCATAAAGTTAATTTGAAAACCATAGTTCTCATTCTCTACATAAGCTTCAGGGTCATGTGGCTGTGTATTATTACCCATATAAAATGGGCTAAACGTCATAGTAGAACCGTTACAACTTATATTAGGACCGTAATGCTGCCTAGACGGTGCTCCATTATTCTGGAATTGCACCGCCTGATTGGTTACATTACCTGTCGCAGCTGCAACTGGATTTGATGTGTTTTGTACCTCTGGCTCGCTAGCTAGTGAGGGGCTTCCTACTGTGAGAAGACTGATAAGGACGTAGTAGTAGCGTTTGTTGTGATACTTCTGTCTATGTCTATTGTCTCTACTACAGCTCCTGCTGCTCTGGTTGTTATCTCCAGAGTGAAAGGATCTCCAGCTGCTGTCACCGAGAATGTGGTCCCACTTCCAGAAACATCTGCTGAAGGGGTTATATTTTCGCCAGTCCATTTAGAGTAAGCTCCTCCAAACAGTTCGTGGTCGATAGTCTCGGTAATTGTTTGTGTGGTGGTCGTGGTCGATTGCATAGAACCCTGTGTGAAATTTGGGGTTACTAATTCTGCTCTCGCTACCGTAGGTGCCATCAGTATGAGAAATAAACATAATTTTTTCATTCGTCTTTTTTCTTAACCATAGGGCAATTTACTGTTCCTTTGTCCTTGTTATTGTTACCAGTAGATAAACCAAAAGTTGCAAGTGCTCCAGTAAATACCGAAGCAACGAACGTGATATCGCTATTGCCAGCTTTCTTTATCATAGGTAATTCTACGTAGTTCATCGTAATAATAAAACCACTCCAAACCACAACTCCCAGACGGACAAATGTACCTAAGATTTGGATTTGGTGTTCTTGATCCTCTGCTGCGTCTTTGAGCTTTCCGAGGAGTCCTTTTTTTTCTTCCTGTTTTCCTTCCATTTATTAATTTTACCTTGTAGGAATTTCTGTACCTTCTTTTTGATTGGTTCAAATAAAGACTGAGTAACGCTAGTTGTAGCAACTGCCACTACTGCTGTAGTAACTGCTGTAACAACCACAGCTGTCTCAGGTATTGGCATCTGTATGTCCAATACAGGAATATTCAGTTTAGGTGGTTGGACTTGTCCTGTAGACTCAGGTTCAACCCCCTGTGGTGGTCGTAAATCTGTAGGAGGTACAACTATAGCTGGAAAAGCAGGTATATGTGCGTTAGGAGGCTTCAGTTCTGCCTGTGGTATAAGTAAACCTTTAGGTAAACCAAAACCTTCGGGCAAATTAACTGAAGGTAGTTTCAATTATTCGTGGTGATCAACTTCCAGAACTATTTCCTCTTCAGCATCATGCTGATGTAATTCCATTTGAGGATGGGCATAAACAGAGGTAACAGAAAATAGTGTTAATGCAAGTAGTAAAAGTTTCATTGATTTTTAAAAAGAATAAGTTTTACGATGTCCAAGGGACACCAGTTTTAATGGATAGATCACCAGCAAGTTTGGATTCTAAAGCAGCTACGTTATCTGAACCTAAACCATCTGCAACCCATTTAAGCACATTAGCTTTTGTAAGGTCAGCAAATGGTATAGTTAGATCTCCGTCTGTATCAAGAATACCTAATGATGTTTCTATATTCGTACCGTCTGAAACAGTAAGTTTATAATGGACTTTGGCGACTTTATCGCCTGATCCCCTCACTAAATCATCAATACTCCATGTGTTTGTAATTGCCATGTTTTATTGTAGAGTTAAGTTTTCTTCAAAGTCTTCACTTTCTTGTAGTGGTAGTGGATCAGCACATGCTCCATCTCTATTGTGATCAATCTCTTCCTCTATAGGTCGCCAATGTTCTTTCCATTCTCCAGGGATTTTAGGATCCCCAGTAAAACCTCTATAAAGCCAACCAGTACATAAATATTTTATTTCGGACTCGGGTGCAACACCTCTATGAACAAAAGCTGATGTTGCAGGGAATATAACCATTCTACCAGCTTTAGGCTGTACTCTAGTACCATCGACAAATTCAGTATAACCACCGTGTTTAATATCATTAAAATACCAAATAAAGGTAAGCTCACGAGTATCAGCAGCATCTGTATGCCACGTATAGAAACCACCAGGAACAGTACGTTGTATCTGATACCCAGTATCTTCTAATTTTTGTATAGGATAATGTTTACATAGCTTAATCATCCGATTCTGGTAATTAACCAAAGCTCGGCCTAAAGATTCTTGTAACTGCTTATCTTCAGGTCGCCAGTGTTCAAGACGACTAACCATTAAATCTTCAGACTGCTTTACTAAAGGTGCTCTACCCATACCTGTTGTACCTTCATTTTGATTTTCAATATCGTGTTCAAACTTACCGATCATATGCCTACACAGCTCAGGTGTCAGCTGATTATCGATAATCCAAATCTGATCTTTAAATGTTGGATAGGTTTTTTTAAATAAATTTTTCATAAGTGGTTAAATTTTTGGTGATGAATCCATTGGCTATTACGCTGGTATCTGTCTGGATGAAAACCATAACTAGATAAGTCAACAGCATAGATTGTATTTTCTTTGTATGGAACTATAAAATTTGAATGGTTAAAGTCTGCAAATGTCCAGTCATCATCCCTTAGAACAATGTCTTCGTGAATGATATCCCAATATTTCTTAGGATAACATGCAATATTACATCCCTTGATAAACTCAATTTCTTGTATTACGATCATTCCTTCTCTTGTATAACTAAATTTAGGTACTTTAATACGATTAAAAGAATCCTGCTTCAGTCTTTCCAAGTTATCTACAACTGTACTAACCATTTCTAGATTAGTACAGTATATAGTCTTAATAAGTTTAAAAGTTGTATGTATCTGTCCACTGTCTTGTCCTAACTGACTTGACCACTTAATCAAGTCTTCATTATGTAGCATAATGCATAGTAAGGTGGCCTAATATCAAACGAAGCACCAGAACCTGTAGAACCTGTAGTTGCAGAACCACTCCCTGTAGTTGCAGAACCAGCTCCTGTATTACCACCAGCACTACCTGTGTTGTAAGCACCTTGCTCACTTGTAGTAGCAGTTGCGTTACCTGTGTTTCCAGGGCCAGTATTATTAGTTGTAGGTGCTGAGTTTCCTGTGTTACCAGATCCACTAGCGTTAGTATTAGATGTACCAGAGTTTGTGTTATGGCTATGCCCACCAGCACTGGCAGTGTTGTACGAGTTATTATCCCAGTTACTATAGTTTCTATTTCTATAACTATGAGCATTTGGATAGTTAGATCCATCATAACCACCTGCAACAGTAATACCATGACTATGGTTGCCAGTATTATTAGTACTGTGGGTATGCGAATTCATATTGTGGTTATGATTCGGCGTACTATGTGTATGGTTATTTACGTTATGCGAGTGATTACCAACACTATGACTATGATTACCTACGTTATGATCATGTGCTCCAATAGAGTGAGTATGGGAACTTGCACTGTGAGTATGGCTTCCACCTGAGTGGGTATGACTACCTCCACCGTGAGTATGAGCTGATAAGTTACTTGTACTCAAAGTTCGTGTTTTAGATCCACCTGTATCATCTACATCATAATCTCCGTCAGTATTATGATGACCAACAACAAATCTACCTCTTAAGTCAGGAGTGCTGTTTGAACCATTACATAGTACAAATCCTGAAGGGATTGATCCCGAAGAACCAGACCAAAGCAGAATCATACCTGTTACAAACGATTCAATACCAGTTAAGTTTGCTCCACTTACTGCTGGGAGTGTAGAAGGAAATCTAGCGTCTGGTATAGTACCAGAAGAAAGAGCACTTGCGTTTAAGTTTGTTACAGACGAACCATTGCCATTAGTAGCTAACTTACCAGCAAGAGAGTTTGTAATTGTTGTTGAGAAGTTTGCATCATCACCAATAGCTGCTGCTAACTCGTTAAGAGTATTCAGAGCTGCAGGTGAACTATCTACTAAGTTTGATACTGCTGTATCTGCATAAGCTGTAGTAGCAATCTTTGTAGAGTTATTACCAGCACTTTGAGTTGTAGCTGTATCTAATCTAGCTGCTGCAACTGTTCCTGAAGTCAGGTTAGATGCACTTAAAGTTGTTAGATCAACAGTAGCCCATGTTAAACCACCTGTATTACCAGATTGTTTCTGTAGGTATTGACCATTACTACCAGCGTTAGATATTTTTAAGTTATCTTCATCAACGGATTGAGAAGACATATGCTCTAAATCGACTGCTCCAGCGGCTATATGCTCTGAGTTGACTTGATCATCAGCTATATTATCACTTTGTATGCAATCACTAGATAGGTGAGCATGATCTATACTTCCATTTGTATAATGTTCTGAGTTACAAGCGTCATCAGCTAACTTAGTTCCATCAATAATATCTGCTTCTAATTTAGCTTTTACAATTGATCCTGTTCCTAGTCTTCCTACAATAGAAGCACTAGAAACATTAGCCATATCTTCAGCTGCTACAGGATGACCTCCTGCTGTCGAGCCGTCATGTACGACAAGGGTTTCCTTATCGGTATCTACAGTAACTTCTCCTTCGGCTCCAGTGAAGCTACTGTGTTGTGACGTAGTTCCACGTCTTAGTTTTAATAATTTTGCCATTAAATTGTTCCGAAGTCTAAGGTTAAGTTAGTTGTTGTAATTACGTTAGGAGCAATAGTTTGTCCAGCTATTAGAGCTATAATTTCACTAGCTGTTTGATCAGCAGTAGCACTCGCCTCAATAGCGTTTAGCTTTGAGAGAAGAGTGTCAGTGAAAACATTACTATCAGAAGCTGAATTAACAAGCGATCTGATTTCTGCAGCAGTCTGATCACCTGTAGCTGAAGCTTCAATACCATCTAACTTACTCTTTAAAGTATTAGTAAAGTTATTTTGGCTTAAACCGCCATCTCCAACTGAATAAGTCGTGTTTGTATCGGTTGAACTTAAAACTCCATTACTGATACTAAGGTTTGTACCAACTTTAATTCCACCTAAAGTGCTAGACGATGCAGTAGGTAAAGAGTAATTATTCGCACTAGCTGCAACACCATTTAATTTACTATGGTCTGCATCAGTGAACACATTTGAATCAGTAGCTGCCTCTACCGCTGCTCTTATTTCTGCATCGGTTTGGTCAGCAGTTGCTGAAGCCTCTATAGCATCTAACTTGCTTTTTAAAGTATTAGTAAAGTTATTCTGTGTTAAACCACCGTCTCCTACTGAGTAGGTTGTAACACTAGCCCATGTAAGACCACCTGTATTACCAGACTGTTTCTGTAGATATTGTCCATTAGATCCAGTATTACTGATCTTTAAATTAGCTTCATCAACTACGTTATCTGTAATAGTTGTAGCCCCATCAGAAGAAGATGTCACTTCTCCGCTATGATTAGGGTGTGTATAGTTATTAGCAGAACTAGCTATTCCATCTAATTTTGAACCATCAACTGATAAATCTCTACCGTCAACTGTTTGAGATCCTGAGAATGTTATATTACCAGTCATCTCACCACCAGCTTTAGGTAACTTAGTACCTATAGTAGTAGCTGTAGTAGCAGCATAATTAGCATCATCTCCTAAAGCAGCAGCTAATTCATTGAGTGTATTCAAAGCACTTGGTGCTGAGTCCACTACATTAGACACAGCCGTATCAACATAAGCAGTAGTAGCAACTTTAGTACTATTATTTGAAGCTGCTTGAGTTGTTGCTGTAGTTGCGGTATTAATTGTACCGTTCAGATCACCTGAGAAGGTTGTTGCGGTAAATGTACCACCACCTGTGATGTTCTTACTGTTAGCATTTAGATGCCCACCTAATACAGGTGAGGTATCAGCAGATACACTTGTTATACCACCAGAAGATATACTTTCCCAAGCACTACCATTATAGTATTTTAATAGATTATTAGTATCGTCATACCAAAGATCACCTTCTGAAGGACTACTAGGAGGGCTAGTGGCTATCTTATATTCATTTGCATAACGATTTACATCTGCAATAGATCCAGCTACTGTATTAACATTTGCTATACTCCCACCAACATTATTAACATTCGTTATATTACCAGCAACCGTATTCATATTAGTAACATTACTGGACGTAGCCAGTGTGTTCATGTCAGCTACAGCATCTGCTGTACCTAATATGTTTAGATCCTCTACAATAGCCGCTGTCCCAAGAGTGTTGAGATCAGCTACAACGTCAGCGGTACCTAGAATAGCTAAATCAGCTACAGCAGCAGCTGTTCCTAACCGTCCTATCTCTGTTGCCTTAGCTGCTACAGCACCTATATCTGTTGCGTCAGCAGCTACAGCGTTGATGTTTGTAGCATTACTAACTACAGCATTAATATTAGTAGCGTTACCAGCCACAGCAGTAATATTAGAATTATTACCAGCCACAGCAGTGATATTAGCATTATTACCCGCAACTGTAGTTACATTTGCGTTATTTCCAGCTACTGTAGTTACATTACTTGATATATCCGCAACAGTTGTAATGTTAGCCGATATATCAGCCAACGTATCCATATCAGATACTATTGCTGTAGTAGCAAGAGTGTTAAGATCAGATACTACATCAGTAGTTCCAAGTATTGCTAAGTCTGCTACAGCAGCAGCTGTACCAAGCCTTCCTATTTCAGTGGCTTTACCTGCAACTGCAGTTACGTTAGCATTATTAGTAGCTACTGTGTTTATATTTGATGCATTAGATACAGCTGAATTGATATTTGATGCATTTGAAGCTGCTGCGTTAATGTTTGAGGCATTAGATACAGCACTATTTATATTACTTGCATTACCAGCTACAGAAGTGACGTTAGATGCTATACCAGCTACAGTTGTAATGTTGCCTGATATGTCAGCTAGTGTATCCATGTCAGATACTATCGCTGTAGTACCTAAAGTATTCATATCAGCTACAGCATCAGCAGTACCAAGTCTACCTATTTCTGTTGCTTTACCAGCCACTGCACCTATATCTGCTGCATCGTTTGCTACAGTAGTAACATTAGAAGCTATTCCTGCAACTGTAGTCACATTAGAAGCTATATTAGATACTGAAGTTACATTTGAAGCTACACCTGCAACTGTAGTTACATTACTTGAGACTCCCGCCACCGTTGACACATTACTGGAAATACCAGCAACAGTGTTCATATTATTGACATTACTGGTTGTAGCCAGCGTATTCATGTCATTTACAACATCTGTTGTACCTAGAGTGTTCAAATCAGCCACAGCATCAGCTGTACCTAATCTCCCAACCTCTGCCACTTTACCAGCTACAGCAGTAACTTCAGATGAAATACCCGCAACACTTGTGACATTACCAGAAATACCTGCAACAGTAGTCACATTAGATGAAACACCAGCTACTGTATTTACATTACTGGTCATACCAGCTACAGTATTCATATTATTGACATTACTTGTCGTTGCAAGCGTGTTCATGTCACTAACAACGTCAGCTGTACCCAAAGTATTCAAGTCAGCAACAACATCTGCTGTACCTAAAGTGTTGATGTCTGCTATACAGTCTGTCGTGGCTAGTAAAGCCATATCTGCCACTGCAGCTGTAGTACCTAATGCTTGTATCTTTGCTATATTATCTGCACAAACTTCAAGACTATTCCCTGTTCCTGTTGTAAGTGCTCCAGTAATTAACCCAAGATCTTCTGAATAGGTGATATTTCCTGAGACAGTCGAAATATCAGTTAAGACTGATTGACTAGGAGTAACAACTTTAAAGGTAGTCCCATCATGTACTCTCATCTCCTTGTTAGAAGACGAATCAAACCAAAGATCACCTGCTGCTAAAGAGTTACCTCCTCCATCTGTAGTCGGTGCTGATGTTGATATCTGATATAGATCAGCAAAGTTATTAACATCAGAGATATTTGAACTAACATTATTTACATTTGAAATAGAACCGCCGACATTATTTACATTTGAAATAGATCCTGCAACGGTATTTATATTTGTCGCATTACTTACCGCTGTGTTAATACTAGCAGTAGCAGCAACAACATTGTTAATATTAGAAGCATTTCCAGCTACAGCATTAATATTAGAAGCATTTCCAGCTACAGCATTGATATTTGTCGAATTATTAGCTACAGCATTAATGTTAGAAACATTTCCAGCTACGGCATTAACATTAGAAACATTTCCAGCAACCGTAGTTACTTCAGTAGCTTTTGGAACTTGTCTATGGAATGTATAAGTATTTAATGTCGTAGTTGTTTCTACGATCATTCCAAAGGTAGCAGCATATGTTGTGCTATTAGCTAAACCAGTAATGGTGACGGTTGAGTTACCGACAGTACCGTTAGCAATCGTAGCCACTCCTGATCCATTTGAGGTGAGGTTACTAGCGAGAGCCTTAATAGATACAAGAGTTCCAGCCCCGTTATTAACGTCAGGGTTAGCGTTAGGAAAAGATGTTTCATTAGCTATGGGCACGAAACCACCTACATCATCTACTAGATCTGTTATACGAGCATCTATAGCTGCTGTAGTGGCAATTTTATTATCTGCTGCAGACCAGGATTCACCTGATTGTATTTCAGCAACACTTCCTAATTTGTAGAAGTTTGCATCTACTTCTGTTTCTGTATAGTATCTACCATCTAATGCACCAGTTGTTATCTCACTAGCGGTTAACTTGTCAGACTGTAATAGTGTTTTAATTTCACTTGCTGTCTGGTCTGCAGTAGCTGAAGCTTCAATAGCATTAAGCTTAGAATGATCAGCATCTGTAAAGACATTGCTATCACCAGCACTTTCTACTAATGTTCTAATCTCAGCAGCAGTTTGATCAGCAGTAGCATTAGCTTCTATAGCGTTTAGTTTGCTATGATCAGCATCAGTAAATACATTAGAATCAGTAGCAGATTCTACTAATACCCTTATCTCTGCAGCTGTTTGATCATCAGTTGCCCCAGCATCCATAGCATTTAGTTTACTATGGTCAGCATCAGTAAAGACATTGGAATCTGTAGCAGCTTCTACAGCTGCCCTGATCTCTGCGTTTGTCTGATCTCCTGTAGCGTTAGCTTCAATAGCATCTAGTTTACTCTTGTCAGCAGCCGACATGCTACCTGCATTACTTCCAGTCGAAGCTTGTAGCTTGCTACCTTCAATCGCTGCACTTGCGTTTATGTCTGCATTGACAATCGTTCCATCTACAATCTCATCACTTGATATAAATGATGTAGAAGTAGCTGGACCTCCAAATATTTTATTCTCTAGATCAAAAGCTTTGTTTCTAGCCTCTTGTGCTGTAAAATTTGACTCCTTATTTGCTGAGTTTAAATCAGTATGCCTAAGAGTACTACCTCCAGCAAAGGTAGTGTATTCCCCAGAGCCATCTCTGGTCCTACGTTCAACAGAAACTACCCCTAAATTAGGTATATTCTGGTTAAACGTAATGGTGTCATTGGCTGTGGATAATTGATAGTTATAAAGTTGTGTCCCCACCGCTACGGGAGGGAAATATAATCCAGTTGTATCGTTATATTGTGGGTGAGAGCTAGTTGAAGTAGTGTCTGACGCTGAGCGTGACATTAATACTCTAGTCCCACCTGACAATGTTACATATACATCAAGATCATCTAAGTTATTCAGTTCGATCCCATGCGAACTAAAGGCATTTGTACTGCCATTAGCTGCTGGGAATGTATGTTTAGTTTTAACTGCCATTGATAATCAATGTAATAGGAATGGTGCCTATTTTGGAAACTCTTGTAATAAATAATCAACCTTACCTAACTCTAATAATCTATTCTTTGTCTTTCTATCTTTCACTTTCTGGTTAAGATCAGGGAACTCTTCTTGCATCTGTGCCCAAGCTATCTTTTTAGCTAAAGTAAACTCTTTATGGACATCTCTATAGAAGCGGTTTTTCTTAACATCAATATTGTCAGACTTTAATAAACCTGATTTCTTAAACCCTTCTACACTGTCATGCCATCTGCTATCCATAACTCTCTCTAGATTTTTTCTCAAAGGACCAATAGACATATAGTATTGGAACCTAGAGCGTTCTTGAGAGTTTAAAGGAACTCCTTTATATGTAGTTAATTCATGTGGAAGGTTATAATTAATAGATAACAAACCTTCTTTAATAGGATCTCCTTCTGGCATAGTCACAGCAATAGGACTTATACCATTAAATATCCTTAACAAAGGAGGGAATAAACCAATAGGTACTTGATAAGGTACACCTGAACGGTCTTTAGATAGTACATCATATTTAGGTGGTATAGCATTTTTAACTAAAAGGTCACGCTCAAGGAATTTCTGATGCCAAGCAACAGTCTCACGTTTATGAGCATCCATTATAGAACCTAAGCCACCAAGTGCTCCAGCCCAAGGGAAATGGTTTCTAGTTTGTTGAGCAAAAAACTTACCTATTTTTTGACCACCACCTTCTTGTACTTGAATCATATCAGCTAAATCAACAACTCCAGCCATCATAGATTTTTCTACAAATATTGAAGTGAACATCCACATAGCTTTTTCACCAGCTTCAGTCATCTGATCTTCACCTAATACATCAGCTGAGTTAAATACGTTAGCCACAAACGAGAGTATCGTATTAAATGGCTCCATATTTTGATAACTAATGTAAAGATTACCAACTTTAAATGAGTTTGGTTTGATACCATTCAAATCCCAAAGCTTACGGTTCTCCCTATCTCTAGGGTAATCACCAGTCATCATACCTGTAGCCGCTAAAGTAGCAGCCATAAGCCCTGCCATCTGACCTGTAGCTATACGACCTTTAATCAAAGCTTGTTCAGATGCCATATCTTCAGGTCTGATACCATATTTTGTAGGAATAGTATCACCCGCATCTGGTTTCCAATTCATAATATCCATGTATCTACCAGTCACACGTTCCATATCTGTATGTGCCCAGCTAAGTCTAATAGCATTATAACCAGTTCGTACAAATGGGAAGAACAATCTACCTAAAGGCCACTGCTGCATCTGTTCCAACCATTTCCAACCTTCAGG